AGCCGAACAGGTTTACATAAAAGGTAGACACGGCACATTGATGCATAGTGATGGAACATACGACAACATCTCTATTAGTTTCGGTATAAGATTCCGCTCAAGAGGGATGGCGGCTGACGCTCAAAAGAAAAGAGATATCGTGAAGTGGTTGCGTTATGGTTATGGCTATTCTAAAGTTAATGTAGACATTCCCAACACTATAGTATCCCTTCCGATTTATCAACCAGAGGGACACTTACAGTTTCATCACATGCCAAACGTAACCTTCAAAGTTAAAACAATAGCTTCGTTTTCTTGGGAGTGGCATCCGTCAACTCAGCAGTGGTTTACTCAATTGACTTTCCTATGTGATCCTTTCGGGTATGGTTCTCTTAAGACTTACAACATAGGGACAAACACTGATGCTATTGTGAAGTCAAAGAAAGTATATCCGAAAGATTCATACTGTTCCTCCATAGGTGTAATGAGTTATGTACCCGGAAACGTGGGAAACCAGACGACAACTGTAGGATATGAATCTTCTCAGTTTAGCGACAGTGCAACAACTCAAGAGTACAGTGTACTATCAAGCTCAGATGTATCTTCTTATACAAGTATCGGAACTGTAAAGGAAGCAGACATTACCTCGAATGACCGTAACCTTATTCGTTCATGTTGGACTGATCCCCAAGCAGAAGGAACTACATGGGGAGGGTATCTCGGGTGGGGCGAGTACTATAATGGTGAAGCTTCTTGGCGGAGACTGGTTACTTATGATACTGGAGGTCGCCCGAAGTATACACGAAGAACTCAAAACAGATTCACGATTTACAATGACCATGACTCAGAGGACTTCTTAATCTTCTATAAACTTTGGTCTCCCGTTGACGCTTCAATTTCTGCCATCGACAGTACTTATCCGAATACAGACCTTAGAGGGAAACCCCTTTATTGTAATTTCACCTTAGAAGGTGGAAGCGCACAAGTTGCTGTACGTTACCGTAAAGCAGGTACAACTATGATGACATCCCTAGGATGGCAGACAGCTTCCCACCAAGTTAACCTCCCCTCGGATGCTGAATCTGTCGAGCTATGTATAAAAGTTCCTAAGATGTCATCCGCGCGTATCAAGGATTTAGGGCTATTTAGAAATGCAAAACCTTCACAGCATTCCATTAACGTTTCCACGATAGCTGTATACGAAACCTCTTGGGATATCTTTGCGATAGCTAAAGCGATAGACCCTAATATTTTCAGTGGTTTAACTACGGAGCAACAAATGAAAGACAAACTATCAGCTAGAAACTTGAGAGTGTCCCTTACTTATAAGCTCGGCTTCTGGAGTCAAGACGCTGACAAGACATCGACATTCAATAGCATTCGCATAGGAACTCGGAAGTTTGACAACCGTTCCACTTATGATAAACATTTGAACCTATCTAGCGCTGGCACCTTAGCGGACTTTTATCAAAAGATAGGCACTTTAACTTATGAGGTTCCTACCCCATCGACCTACATAAGAGCAGATGCTCCCGGAGCTTCTAACCGTTCGGGACAACTCATCAATGTAGTAATCATGGACAGTGTCTCAAAGAATACTGCTTGGCTTCAGCCGAGTTACACCGAATGTAAAGTAACTATAGATGTCCCTAACACGTCTAAATCTATATCGTTCTACGACGTTGCGGAAGAAGCCCCAGTGTTTCCTACAATCTTAATAGACGTGGATCAGACGGCAACAAAGGTAAGGATTGACTCTTATTACAATGGAGGTGTCTATTCAGTTTTCAATGTAGATTTACAAGTAGCGGGAGCGCTTAATAAAATACTCATAGATACAGAATCAATGATTGTTCAATCAACCTCTAATGCAGAACCTAATAAGTGGACTTTCTATAATGGTTACTCTCAAGGTGGTTTCCCTTATATAGCAAGTGACTTTACCAATATACAATTTTATTCGGGAGTAGTAGGAGCAACGATTTACTATAGAGACAAATTCCTCCTATCCTAGAAAGGACTAAACCATGACAGATTTATTACCTCCTCAAATAAAACTCCCTCAAGTATACCCCCGAGTACTTGGGGAAGCTCCTCGAAATTCAGATTTTGTCTACTTATCTGGCGGTGGGGTCGATTGGGAAAATACTTACATCAACTGGTCAAATTGGAACGGGTACGCTATCCTAAAGTTTGCCACAAAGTGCGAAATAACTCATGAACTTAACGGTGTATATGAGTGTTATGTGGAAGTACCTTTAGACCATCCTTTCATCAAAGAGGTCAAAGTAGGAAGAGTTATAGCTATCCAGACCCTACCGGGACTTATAAATGATAATGACCTTTTTAGAATATACAAAATAGAGTACGACGAATCTGAAATGATGAGGATATACGCACAGCATATAAGCTATGACCTTAACGGAGTTATTGCGCCTAATATGGGTACACAATTCTTTACAGCTTCAGAGATGCTTTACTGGCTACAAAAAGGGACATCCTTTCCTCAAGGGTACACCCCTCCCTTCATTCTCCGTATCAATGATAGTTTAAACATCAAGAAAGGGGCTGTTTGGGGAAACAATGCAACCTTTATGGATCAACTGCTAGGAGATAAAGGATTGCTTGAGCAAGTAGGAGGAGAACTTGAGAGGGTGCGTAACAGGGTATTTATCTATCCTCGAGGGACTATTGGAGGATACAGCGGAGTTAATAAAGAGGATGAATTACCTTTTAAAGTAAATCAGAATGTTAGAAACTTCCAGTATTCGATAGACAACTCTAAAGCTGTAACTCATATTATGCCTTACGTGATATACAACTGGGAGCCACCTCAAGCTGACAACACAAGAAGCTCCGGGGCTAAAGAGGTCTATGTCAATTTAAGACACGCCACAGATGGAAGACCAAGCCATGAAGCAATTCCTTCAGAGAGTGTAAACATTGTAAGCGGGACATCTCAAGACTTCCCATATGTGCGAACAGTACCAGTTGACTTTTCGGATATGCTCTCTAAGGATGACTATGATGCGGCTAAGAGTGTAAACAACATAGATACTGTGAGATATTTAATTGCTCAAGCGTTATTATCTCGTGTCAGTGAAGTTAAGAGTAGCTTACAATATCAACTAGCTTACAACCCGGAAATATCTTTCGAGGTTGACGTCATGGACATCCAAAGCACCCCGGAGTTTATTGAAGCTTTCAGAGATGTTAAAGATTTTATGACTATCAAACTAGGAAGACGATTCAATGTACACTTTCCTAGTTACTATCCAGTATCATCTCAGAAGATGCGGATCACTAAGACTGTATACGATGCATTAGCTCAAGAGTTTTTAAAATTTGAAGCTAAAACAACTTTCACAAATGGGCTTGTAATACCTAGAAAAGTATAATAAACTAAGGGGCTGATTACAATAGAACCGAATTCACAGATGATAAACGCAGTGCTGAATAGTATTTTCAATAAGGAGACAGTATTCTTTGGGCTATTCTTAATAGGGTATTACCTTCAAAACAAAGACAAGAACGACTTGAAAGAAACCAACTTTAAACAACAGGAGTTTATCACAGAACAGCAGGATGTCTTAAAAGATATTACCCGAGAGGTGGGCAATATTGCTAAGGCTCAAGAGAAGCACGGGGAACGTCTAGAAAGAATTGAGGCAAAGCTTAACAGCCATTGAAAGGAGGTGAATACCATTGAACATTAAAGATATCTTAAAAGATAAAACACTTACTTCTAAGTATGTAGTACTAATCTTTGCAGTCATCAATTCTCTTTTGAATCTCTTCGGAGTTCAAACTATAAGCGATACACAAGTTAATGATATCGCTACAGCAATCACTACTCTTACGAGCGCACTCATGCTTCTTAATGTAAGAGCGCACGAGCTACGTAAGATTAAACAGGAAAAGGAATGATGCTTATATGATTACAATTATATCAGTTGCTGACTTATCCCCTGTTAAGATTCTAGAAGTTACCTTAAAGCAAGGGGACATCATAAAGTTTGATTCCCCTAACGTTGAAGTTATCCGTGATGGATATATCATCAGCCTAACAAGAGGGGAAAAGGAGTCAGCTTTCTATGCTAAGTATGACGCATACTATGCTACACAGTACGGAGCTTTCGAGGTATCTCTTAATGGTGCGAGCGAGGAAGTCGATGACATCTACGAAGCAGTCGGAAAGAGTAAGGAATCTGATACGGAGTACACAACAATTCAAACTGCTAAGAAACTTGGAGGAGGGGGAGGTAACTCCTACACGAAGACAGAGATAGACTCCAAGCTTAGTTTAAAAGCGGATCAAACTCAATTGGATTCCGTAAACAATAAAGTAGATATTCTAAAGACTCGTGTTGATACCATTGAAGCAAGCGGCGGAGGTGGAGGGGCTAAGGTCTACTCGAACTTCCCTCCATTACCTAAGCTTTATGATACTTCAAGTAATATCATAGCCGTAACAGATGACGCTAACATGTGGACGGCTAAGAATCTACTCACTACAGATTCAACTATTATGTTTGAAGGGAAGTCAACTATTAAGTTCTCACATGCAGTTGGACAAACAAGTCCTTACGGCAGTCTCGTGTTGGCAACCCCTATCAACTTAACTGGATTTGATTACATCGAGATGAATGTATATATTGTAGGTGGAATTAATTTTGGACCTAACTCCAACTTGCGTTTTCACTCTGCGAATGGTTCTTTCAAGGCTGACCTTTACCGATACATTAATAGTGAGAACGGACAAAAAGAAGGATGGAAACGAATTAGAATAAACAAGAGTGATTTCTCTATAAATGACGGTACTCCTGATTGGAGTGCAATCAATAAAATATTCATAGCTTTCACGATTTCACAATCGGCAGTGGCAAGCGTCAATGTTGCAAATATCTTAAACTTAAATGTTGAGACTGGTATATTGAATATTGACTTCGACGACTCTCTTGAGTCTGTATACAAGAATGCTTTACCTATTATGAATAAATATAATTTAAAAGGGAGCATATACGCAATCACTAGTAGGGTCGGTACACCAGGGTATTTAACTTGGGGACAGCTTCAAGAACTTAGAACAGCAGGATGGACAATTGGGAGTCATACAGACCAACATCAAGATTTAGCTACTCTTACGAGAGAGCAAATCATTAAAGAATTTGATGACTCTCAACGTAAACTTAGACAGCATGGATTCTATTCAGGTTCTTACTTTATAGCCGCTCCTCAAGGAAAATGGAGTGACTTAGCTAGAGAGGAAGCACTTACTAGGTTCTTATACGCTAGGGTATTCCGTCAAGTTCCTAATCTTGATTCTATCCCTTGTGATGACTCATTGCTTTCAGGATATCGCTCTGTATTAAAAGCAGACACAGTTGATAAAGTTAAAGGCGAAGTAGACGCAGTTATTGCCAACAAGCAGGGGTTTAATATGACGTTCCATGACATAGGGGCAACTGTTACAGGTAACTGGGACTGGCCACCTGAAAACTTTGAAGCTCTCTGCCAATACATTGCTGAGAAGAGAGATGCAGGAGTGTTGAAAGTATTAACAGCTGAAGAGAAAGTGTTGCAATTTTCTGGGCAGGAATGTAACTTCAATGGTAAACATTCAGTACTATCTTCTGATGGGGCAAGTCCCGTGATGTTAAAACTAAATAGAATCTAGAAAGGTGGAATAAACATGAACGTATCCGCACATGGGGGTCACACCCCTGTAATCCAAGGAGCTAATTACGGAGGTAGAAAAGAGCATGTAATGGACCGAGAGGTGAAAGATGCTTTCATCCGTAAGCTCAGAGCTTTAGGACACAACGTCAAAGATGATACTTACGAGGGTGGAACTTCAGCTTCACAGGTAGTGAATACCCAAATAGCAAACATTAACAGCCGCTACAATGATGTAGGATTCTCTTTCCACTTGAATGCTTCAGACGGACAAGGTCACGGAGTAGAAGTACTTTGCTACTCAGAAAAGGAAGCACCTATGGCGGCTAAAATCTCAGCAGCTATTGCTCGTAAGATTGGCTGGAAAGACAGAGGAGCTAAAATCCGACCAGACATTGGAGTTATCCGTAGCACTAAGTGTCCTGTCTATTTAGTTGAATGTGGCTTCATAGATAACGATGAGGACATGGCTAAGTGGAATGCTCCTGCTATCGCAGACGCTGTCATTGAGGCATACTTCGGAGTTGCCTCCCCAGAGCCAGAGAAACCCAAAGAGAAAGGATATCGTGTAGTTGTTGGGGACTTTGATAGTGTGATCTGGTTTGGCAAAGCTTACGAGATTATGCAGAACCGCTACGGAGCGCAGTACCACAATTGGGAAAGCGTGGAGTGGAATGACTCCGAAGGCAAGTACATCTATCAAGCTAAATTCGGAGACTTCAACAATCGAGTGTATGCGGAAAACTTTGTAGCTGATGTCAAGAAGAATCTAAACTACGGAGCTTGGATTATCGAGCTATAACATAAAGAAAAACCTCCTGAGATAATCTCGGGAGGTTTCTTTTGCTTTTTATTTATTCATCAAGTCAACAATGAAGTCAATACCTTCACGAGTTACTCTTGTTTGATTCTTTTGTACTCCGTTGTATTCTGACATCTTAACGAAGAAGTACTTCTCATACCCCTTCTTAGGTAAGTACGCCCCATTAGTTTGCTTCATGAAGAGGACACCTTTTGATTGTAATCGCTCCCGAGTTTTCTGTGAAGATAAACCACCTAAGAATTTCTTTCCGACAAACTGGATAGATACTGTGCCGTCATCGTCGAGGAATGCTTCCCACTTTTCAGCTTTCTCAATCATGTGTCTATTCTTGTAGTCTTCCAATTCTTTGATAGCTTGTCCGAAAGCAAACATGTCCCCTTCTGAGAGTGCCTTACCTACTTTCATATGTAGCTCTTGCTCCATGTCAATCTCATAAGTTTTTACTTCCTTTGAAGCGTGTTCTTCAATGTTTAATAATTGGTTTCTAACTTCCTTAGCAACTTCACTGTCTCGAAGGAACATACCAACTCTTAAGATTGCTCGTTTAGTAAAAATAGCCAATCGAGAATGGTGTTTTAGGGTAGATAGATTTCCTATCTGTCCTTTAAGTTCTTTAAGTTCTGAACCAGTAATTGCTTTGTAACCATCAGATTTAAATTCTTCATTATGATATCTTACAAGTTGTTTAACAGTTACCTCATTAACGCTGTAAAAGTCTGAAACTTGTTTTAAAGTAGCTGCTTCTATATTAGGAAGTAGTACCAATTCTTTAACTCTAGATAAAACTTCAACTCTCTCAACTAAATTATCTCGTACAGATTTTTCCTCTAAAGTTTCAATTCCTTTAACATCTAATAAGTTTGTCATTTTAATTTCCCCCTTGCCTTACGGCTTGTTTTATTTTCTTATGAATGAATCTTAACATGGCTTGTCCTTAATAGTCAACTATAAAATAAAAAAACCTCAAGAGTTTTATTCTCAAGAGGTCTTAAACTTTATATTGTTCTTCCTAAAGTGGGTAATGATTGCCGCTGTAGAATCTGTTTCGTCATCATTAAAGTATGGTCGCTTCTCAGTATCCCCTTTACGTTTGCTCAATACGAAACTATAGTGTTCAGTACCAAAGAGTGTGAATATTGCTTTCATGACTTCTTCCTTATCAGCTTTACCACTTCCAGTTACTTCTTTCTTAATAGTCATAGGCGGATAAGCATGAATCTCAAGAGGTTCTTTTCCCCACCAAGATTGACATACACGTTCGACGACTCCGGTTGCTTTGCTAACAAGTGAAACTGATCTGAACTTATTCATGTTAGCACCTAGCCCTTCTTTGATGAACACTTGAGGATTGAACCTGTCAAGTATTTCATATAAGGAATCATTGAGAATTGCTAAACGTTGTCCATCCGTAAAGCTTGTCTTATTAGTTCCATAACCTACAGAGGCAGGGATATCTATATGTGTCACATACACAAGAGAAAGACGACCTGTTAAGTCGTCTCTGTCAAGTATTGTAACTCCAGTGCTTTTTGCTGATATGTCCAAACCCAAAAATCGAGTACTACCCATTATGATTTCTCCTTTTCTTATTAAGTAAATTGCTTACATGTCCTTGAGATACCCCGTAAAGTAAAGCAACTTCTCTTTGGAACAACCCATAATTTATCGAGTCCTTTATCTGAACTATTTCGTTATCTTTAAGTACTGTGTTGAACCTATTTTCACCTTTAGGTGACACATTAAGTCCTGTATCGTAAGCGTGTTTACAATTTTCACTCCTAGTAGCCCATTCTAGATTACATATATCATTATTACTTTTGTTACCGTCTTTATGGTTTACCTGTTCCTTGTTTAAGGGGTTAGGGATAAATGCTTTGGCTATAATCCGATGGGTCTTTTCAAGTTTCCTATTTGATTTTCCTTTGTAAAGTCCATACATACGGTAACCTTGTGATTCTATTTGCTCTTTAAGGAATCTTAACTTTTCAGTATCCCATACTTTCCCACAATCACTTATAAGATAACGAGGAAAGTCAACAACCTTCCTCCATCTCATTTCTTCATAGCCTCCCTTGCCTGTCTGATTTCTTCTAAGCACTTCCAAGCACTATCCTTTTCAAACTTAGTATATTCTTTTGAGAAGTCTATACGGCTGACCTCATCCATTAAAGCTTCATACTCTTCAGTTGTCATATTCGCAATAACTGAAATCTTATGAGAGTTGAATGTCCAGTTAAGAGGATTCAACGGAGGTTTATCTTCCGTATCTTTTAACCGCCAAATATTCTTAAGATATTCCATATGTGATTTCTTATCTTCAGGGGAGAAGTAGACCCCAAAGACACGTACGTCAGGATATTTCGTTTTAGTCTCTTCATCTTGAGCCCATCCCTTCTTAGAACAATTCTGATAAAGAATAAAGTAGTAGTCAAGGTCATACATTAAAGCATAAGTTTTAATTTGCTGAATGTGTTTAGCTTCAGCGCCTTTCATCTTATAAGTTCCTGTAGAAGCATTTGTTGTCTGTTTAGATTTAACTTCAAATCCAATACGTAACCCCTTATAGTCTCTACCTAGCCCATCCTCTGGTGGAGTATATTGTAGGATACCGTCACATGTTCCCCATACAGGGACACCACCAAGCTCTACATACTTACGAGCGAACTCTTCGAACATTGGGTATTGTCTATTATCTCCATTACCGCTCCAGACTCTCTCGAAAGCAAAATCAACTTGAGCTTTTCCCTTCTTAGTCCAATACTCAGCGGCTAAAATCTGACGTTGCCACATATCCCCTACTACGGTACCGATAGCTTGCCATCGAGTGTGAACCTCATCTTGTGGTTCATCAAGTAGAAACGTGTCGGGTTTGTATCCATGGAGGTGCATCCAGATAGCTTGCTCATCAGCTCCAACCATTGAAGGTCGAATCCATTTGCGCACCGGAGGTGCTTGTACTCCCCTCTCGAGGATATCTGCAAAGTTTCTATGCCAGTCCAACATAATAGGGTCGTCTGATAAGTTCTTTCTAAAGTAGCTATCCATTTGTTCCTTGAAGGTATCTGCTAAATCTTGAATGAATACTTGCTCTCTCGGTACGATACAATTTACATCGTCGATAGTCTTAAAGCTTGCTCCTTTGATTGCCATTTAATTTTCCTCCAATGATAAGACGTAATCTTCTTTACTGTAATGTTTGAAATCTTCAACGATACTCTTTAATAATGTATTAATAGACTTCCAATATCCATTGTATGTTGACGTACCATTAATGTTTGCAAGGAAGTACCCATCTTTCAAGTTCATTAAGATGTAACTCTCTCTATTTATCACTAAAATGTCACCATACTGTGGGACTTGTTTTACTTTAAAGACTTTTGATATCAATTTCATTTATTATTCCTCCTCTTAAGATATGCCTCTACTAGTAGTTTACCATAATAGCAGAGACATCGCATGTTTATTTTGCTTTTATATTATTTTACCCAGTTTCTTTCTCTCCAAAGTTTACAATACTCTTGAGGTGATCCCATAAACTTATTAGCACCAATCATATCTTTCCAGTTCTTCCCGATAGCAATATCTGTTTTAACTTCAATGTTGTGTAGAGTTACCGTCTGAGTCATGATTTTCTCTACCCAGTCGATTTCCTCTTGAGTTATATCCTCGGGAACATAAAGTAAAATTTCATCGTGGATTGGAGCAAGTAAGGAGAAATCCCTTCCGTGTTCTCTTTTATGCTGACACCATTTATCAAGTTGAAGCATTACAAGTTTAGTCTGTTCAGCCGCACTCCCTTGGATCACTGAGTTTACTGCTTGACGGTCAATACCTCCCTTTATAGATTTTCTTTTCCATTCTGGAAGCAAATCCCACGGGATAGGTATGTCTTTCCCTTTGCGTCTCTCTTCTAAGTCATACCCTTGACGTCTCATCTTATCGACAGCTACAATGTTTCTACTCTCTTCCATGTATACATTCTTCGGGAGAGGGAGACGTCTCTTATTTCCAAACATCATAGTTACATATCCTTTTTCTTTTGCATCCTTTCGAGTCTGAATCATCCACGGCTCAATAGCAGGGAAAGCTTTCAAGAAGTCTTTGATTACTTCTTCGCCTTTCTTAAGGGCATCCTCTTTCGTGACCTCTTTATTGATTCCTCTATCTTCATAGATTGCTGGCAAGATTGAGTATCCAAGCTCTATTGGGCTGATACCGTAAGTTACGGCTAACACGATTACCTTTGAAAGGTTTCGCCACTGAGTACCGTCACCACATTCATCATAAGGTTTATTGAACACATCAGAACCAATCTTAGAGTAGAAATCAATCCCAGTTTTCCAACCTTGTATCATCTTTTCATCTTGACAGAGATGACCTAGAAGTCGGTTCTCCTGCCCAGAAAAGTCAGCCCCTAGGAGAAGCATTCCGTCGGGAGCTTCAAAGGCTTGTCTTACTATTTTGTGTATCTGTTGAGCATTGAAATCTTGAGAGCTGAACCTTCCCGTTACAGTCCCTCGAGGTTTGAAATTAGAGTGATATCTTCCCGTCTTCTCTTTTCTGAATTTCGGTAAGTTGTCGAAGAAGTCGTTCTTCAGTTTAGACAAAGACTTCCACTCGAGTATTTTACCTACGATAGGGTACTGACCTTTCATAGCTTTCAAGATTTTCTTTCCTGTTCCTTGCATCTTCTCGCCAGTATGTTCCTCCAAAGCTTTCTGCAATTGAGCAGGACTTGAAAGCAATACATCTTGTCCGATTGCTGACTTGATTTCACTTTCAAGAGTATCAACCATTTCGCCAAACTCTTTAGACTTTCCTTGCATGTGATCCTCATTGATAATGAATCCTACACGTTCCATCTCTACAACTACTTTGATTAATGGTTGCTCTATTTCTAAGTAGTTTTTCCATACATCTTTTAAGTTGTACTTATCATCTTCAGCGGTTGCAATTGCTTCATAGAATTTATATAGCTGATAAGTTATTTTCGGGTCATTTGCTCCATAGTAACGGGCATACTTTAAAGGTGTTCCTTCAAAGCCCCCATTTCCAAATAGGTCACCGTACTTATCTGAAGGAATCCCTAAATACTTCGGCACAAGACTCTTAAGAGCATGACTCATTTCGTTCTCATTGAACATATGAGCAATCGTTTGAGTGCAGTGCCATGTTCCTGTGATAGGTAAATCATCATTGATACACATATGCATATCGTATTGAGCATTGTGAAGTATCTTTGTAGGGATTCTTTCAAGTAAGTAATCTATATATGCTGACCCATATGCCCAGCTTACCTGTTCCTCTCCAGTGGAATGTCTAAATGGCACATAGTAACTTTTATCACTTATAGGATTATAAAGGCAATGACCTACTATTTTATCTTCATACTTATCTAGACCAGTTGTTTCGGTATCGTATCCTATCTCAGTTACCCCTTCGAAGTCATCCACCATGTCATGTAATTCCTCTTGAGTTGTAACCAAAATATAATTATCTGGAGTCTTCTCCACAAGCTCTTCCAAGATTTCTTCTCTGCGGATCACTTGAAGTTGTTTCCAAAGTCTTAACGCTTCAGCTCGACTAAACTTTTTAGCTTTCTTTCCCTCTGGAGTAGGTTCTCTTCCGATGACATTATCTTGCATAGCTTGTTTAACTTCTAAGCATTTCTTTCTATCCGTATCTGACATCTTATTGTTGCTTAGTATTTCCTTCCAAGATTCATCTATGGTTGGATTGTGCTTTGCTTCCTTTACAGCTTTTTCTTTCTTAGCAATCTTTTCAGCTATGTCTTTATGTTCTTTTTCTACTAAGATATCAAGCTTAATAGATTTTTCTGCTAATCTGATTACATCTTCATTTGTTTTCCATCCAATTTTTTTCATTCAAGTTTCCTCCTAAGCCTTTTCTCTCGGCTAGATTTTTTACTTCTTATTTGTTATAAGCCAATCTTACCAGTATATGAATCTAGTGTCAACCATAGAACATAAAAAAAAATAACCCCGAAGGGTTATCCTACATAGATGCCATCGTCAGGGATTGGCAAGTTTATATTTGTAAAGGTGTTACCTTGAGAGGCGAACTTTCTCATATGTGTCTTATTTGTATAGTACTTTAAGTTGAGAGGGGTAGTACCTGTGTAGGCAAAGCTACACTCTTTCAGCTCCACCTCATTGACGGCTAACCCTAACCCGGATTGCAGTACTGAGAAGGTTGCGCTATTGATTGTCACTTTGCATCGAGTAGCTCTGAAAGTTGTGTACGGCTTGTTAGTTTCTGATAGAAACATATACGCTTTCGAGTTGTACACGAGTTGGCAATCCTCCAGAGTTGTATAGGGAGTTTGTCCGTCTACGTTAGTAATCCCTACTTGGATAATCGTGTCAGTTAATTTACAGCTCTTTAGTTTTGTATTGAGAGGATAGCCGTTGAAGATATGATTTCTTACTTCACAGTTTACAAATTCGGAATCACTGACAGTACACTCAGATAGTACTTTTGTATTCACCGGTTCGAGTCTTACCTTTAAATTCTCAAATGAGCAGTCACTTGCTTGTGATGTCTTGATAGTTAACTCTCGCAAAGACACTGAGGAGTTTGACTTGAAAGTACAACTCTTTAGTTTGTTGACGAGTAGCCAAGCACCGCTTACCATCTCAGTGTATTTTATGTGACAATCTGACATCGTGAAACCATCAGGTAAAGATATGCTTCCTAAATTTTCAAAGTGGTTGTGCTTAACTTCTACTCTGTAAGGACTAGACGCTGTCAAGTTAAATTTTCCACCTACGAAAGAATTACCTTCAATGAGAACATAAGGGCTGTACATTTGTGGGTCCATTAATCCTATATTGTTTAGATTGTTATAGAGGTAGTTGTCTTTTATCTTAGCGGATGACATTGCATACAAGTTAATTGCTGTGAAGTCCGTATCGTGAATGTGATTATTGAGGATGTCCACATCGTAGCAACCTACAAGGATACCGTGAAAGCTATCATAGATATCGTTATTGCGGATTGTACACTTAGAACCGTATGAGTCCTCCATGTTAATCGCATAACGAGTAGGGTCGTTAAAGAGTGGTTTGCCATCTAGAAAATAAGCTAACCCTTTACCGTTACCATGGATACTATTATTTTCAACAATGTTGTGACTACCTCCTAAGGTTATTCCTCCCCTATGCCCGTTTGTGATATCACATTGTTGGATTAAATTATGAGAAGGGATATGACCAAACCATACAGCTAAAGAGTGCTGTCTCACCATGGTTTCATCTAAGAGCTGTAACCTATACTTGGTAGCACCTGTAGGGATTGAAATGTTACTGTAGATTCTTCTTCTTTTGTGAACCCCGATGAACTTGTTGTCCTTGTCATAAAAGAATACATCAAAGAATTTATTGTTCATGCTAGTCAACCTCGTGTAGCCTGTACCTCCAATGTACATTGAGTCGACTTGCTTTTGAGGGTCAACCTGAATAGGAAGCATCTTTGTAATAGTTGTCTTTGGAGTTGTAACCGGAATAGGTAATCCTGTCTTGTAGTCAAGTGACTCGATAGTATTACCCTCGTCAAACTCTACATAGTTTGTGTAAGCTGAGGAGAGAAAAGAAATGTTGTCACCCATGTAGTCACGAACCTTGCATCTCTTAAGAGTGTTAAATCTTGCCCCTTTGCGAAATACAACTCCATAAGAATGCTCCACAGCCACCTCTCTCGTATCCAAGAAGCTTCTATCTTCACGGCAACCGACTATCTCGCCATTCTTAATAGTCGAACTCTCGACCTTCTCGAAGATAAAGGTACTGCCTACAAAGTTGTAATAGTCTGTGCCTACTCGATTATCTAGAGGGCTTTTCCTGTTTGAGTCATATATCACCTTGAGTTTTGACTTGTTCAGGTTAAGCTCGATGCCTTCTTTTACCAGTATCTCTCGAGGGTAACACAAAGCATATTCACCACGAGGCAGGACCACAGTTGTATAGTTGTTCTCGTAAGCATACTGCAAAGCATTATTGATACCTTGTATGTTTTTGTCAGCTTGGATGAAATCTGCATCGGTGTAAGGCTTTGGAGGAATCCCTTGTTTGATATCGTACAAATCTAGGTTAACTAAGTAATTCATTCACATCACACTCCTTATAGTTTTGAGCTTGTCGCTCTCTTATTATTTCTCTATTTCCTATAAGGTTTCCTTTAACTTTTGTACATCAAAAAAGGACAGCAATTTCTGCATGTCCTCTTTAAAACTCATATTTTGTAACTTTTGCGCCAAACTGTTTGACTACTTCCTCCCTTTGAGGTTCTTGAAGGTATCCTATTCCTGGTAAGAATATACCCTCGAAAGTAGTTCCTTCGCCACCTTGCCTTCCTTTATTGAGTGAAAGCTGAAAGCGTCCATCACATGAGTCGAAAGCGATAAGTAAGAAAGCATCTTCGAGTAACGCTGATGTCTTTTTAACTTCATTACGTTCGGGAACTCTAAGTGTTCTTTCTCCGTTGTCGTCCTTGTCGTCTTTGACTTCGTCAGCTTGCGTAATTGCAAATATGACTGTGTCGGTACTACCTGCAATCCTATTGAGTAATTGGCTTGTAGCTGTTGCCGCTCCTCCTGTAGTTTTATCTCTGTTGTACTCGTAATCAAGGAGATAGAACGGGTCAACAACAACGATGTCAGCTTTCGTTTTGAGTATATCCGACTCCAGAGCTTTAACCGTTCTATCATGAAAATCTCTGTCTGTTTTGCCACGGATAGTGATACTTCCCGAGATATACTCATTAAGGTTTCCGAGAAAGTTTCTGAATTCTTCTTCATCGTTTTCAGATAGTTTACCTCTGATAAGGTCGTTACTTTGAAACCCTGCA